GAGACGCCCGATAACTTTGTCAGCGACGACGCGAGCTGGTAACTGATCCGTGCGTTTGGCGATTTGTGTCATATAGGTGTACGGCATGGCACCTAGGCTGAGAGGTCCGCGTCCGTGACGGCGATCATGCGGTCGAGCAGATCGAGGGCACTGACTTGAAGCTGCTTGACGGTGGGTTGAAGTTTGTTGTCGGCGGCGTCCCAGGCGGGGGCCCCGGCGGCGGCCCAGGCGGCCCTGGCGGCGTCCCAGGCGGCGCCCCAGGCGGCGGCCCAGGGGGCGTCCCAGGCGGCGTCCCAGGCGGCGTCCCAGGCGGGGGCCCCGGCGGCGGCCCAGGCGGCGTCCCTGGCGGCGTCCCTGGCGGCGGCCCAGGCGGCGGCCCAGGCGGCGTCCCCGGCGGCGTCCCAGGCGGCGTCCCAGGCGGCGTCCCAGGCGGGGGCCCCGGCGGCGGCCCAGGCGGCGTCCCTGGCGGCGTCCCTGGCGGCGTCCCTGGCGGCGTCCCAGGCGGCGTCCCTGGCGGCGGCCCAGGCGGCGTCCCTGGCGGCCCAGGCGGCGGTCGCGCGCTCACGTGCGCGCTTGAGCGGTGCGTGAGCCGCGAGCACCGTCGCGCGGTCGAGCAACGGTGGCAAGGATCGGAGTGCCGCGGCATCTTCTGTGAGGTTGGCGAGGTCCAGCCAGGCTGGCGTCGAGACACGTACGCACCAGTCCAACGCGAGATCTGCGCGACGCTGCTCCACCGCGGGCGATCCGACCGTGCCGATCAGCCGCGGCAGGATCGGCTTGAGCAGCCGCGTCCGCGTGTCATCATCCGGAATCACATCGTTCCACGCCCGCACGAATGCGGCGAGGACCGGCGAGGTACAGGCCGGCGAATCGGAATGGGGTTCATCGGCCATCCACGCGACGAGTTCCATCGCGCAGACGCCCTCGTCGCGTGAGGCATGGCTGCCAGACTTCAGGGTGACCGACTCCAGGATCACAGTGGACATATGACTCACCTCTTGGTCCAGTCGCAATTAATGGATCCGTGCCCGCTCCGCCTTCGTCTGGGCCGGTTGTGTCTGATCGAGTAACTGCGCGATCACGGCCCGGTAGTAATCCCGCTCCGCAATCAACTTCAGGTTATGCGCTTCCCAATGCTGTCGACAGGATTCGAAGCCTTCCGTAAAGGCTTGGATCTTGAGGTCGTCGATCGCTTTCTGCTTCTCGCGTACGAGCGCCTCGCCGAGATCCCGCGCCCGCAACCACACCGCGAGTTTCTGATAGATCGTCATACGTCACCCCACCCGCCGCAGACATCGCATTGACAGAGCTCGGCCGCCATCTGGATGGCATCGTAGGTCATCGGCGTCATACTGGCGCCTCCACAAACAGCGTGCCCTGCGTCCGAAGCGTCTCAGCCGTCTGCAAGTTCCGCACGGCCACGGCCGCATACGACGCCTTCAGTTCGCAGCCGAAAAACCTCCGCCCAAGCCGCACGGCTTCATAACCTTCCGACCCGATGCCGGCGAAGGGCGAGAGCACGAGCTCGCCCGGATTACTCCACAGCCGAATACAGCGTTCAATCGTCCCGAGCTGCAGCGGGCAGATGTGGCGTTCGTCGTCATTCTCGCGCGCCACGGCCGCATTGAGCGTGTCCGATTCACGGATGCCATACCAGATCGGCCGCGCCCATTCGATCCACTCGTCATTGCTCAGATCGGGAACGACCGCGACGGCATTCTCGCCAGGCTTCCGAAATACGAGGATGTAGTCCGCAAGCGCAGGACGGAGCCACGAGGAGTCCTTTTTGAGCTGCACGAACAGCAGGCCTTTCGAGTGCGTGCGGATCGCCTGCGCCTGCGGGTCTTTATCGATGCACACTTCGCCGTGATAGATCCAGCCGTCCGCCGCGAACGCTTGAATCATCGCGCCGCGCAGATCGATTAAGCCGATGACGCCATGCGTGGCCTTCGTGCTCGGTAACTGCGAGATGTGACAGCAGGTCAGCCGTCCCCGTTTCGTCACGCGCGCGAGTTCGCGAATGATGTAGCCGAGATGCGTCAAAAACTCCTGATGCGTCGAGCAATTGCCGATGTCGCGCTCCGTCGCGGAATACGTGAACAGCGACGAAAACGGCGGGCTGTAGACGCTCAGGTCTACACTGTCATCCGCCAGTCGCGCGAGTTCTTCGCAACTATCGCCATTGACGAGCGTCCAATCCGCACCAGTCGTCACCATGCGGTCATTCCCTCCCGTTCAAAGTCGCGCAGTTCCATTAAAAGTTCTCGGGACATTGCGAACGCCGCGGTTTCCTTGGCTCGCACATTCGCGACCACGCCCGTTTCCGCTTCGCTCACCACGATGTAGACATCGACGGGCCGTGTCTGCCCAAACCGCCAGCACCGCCGGATGCCTTGGTAATACTGCTCGTAAGAATCCCCAAGGCCCACGCAGATCATCTGATGACAGTGCTGGAAGTTCAGCCCAAACCCGACGATGCGCATCTTGCTGACCAGCACCCGAACGGAGCCATCCAGAAAGCCGTGAATCGCCGCTTTCTTTTCGGCGTAGGTATCGTTCCCTGATACTTCCACCGCGCCAGGAATCGCATTCGCCAATGCTGACGATTCCTCATTCAACCCGCACCAGACGAGCCATTGCCCACCACCGCGGGCGAGCTCGGCCGCTGCCGCCACGCGATCCGGAATCGACGCGCATCGCGCCGCAAGCCGACCCTGAATGCCTTTCGCGGCCATGTCATGAAACAGCATGCCTTCAGGTGGGCGTGATGCCGACACCACGCAATCCTGCACGCGGAGTTCCGGCAGGATATAGCCGTCATCGTTATAACCAAGATCACTCGGCGTCCGGAGCGTCATCGCCCACGAGGCCAGCCAGCGATAGAACGGTCCGCGCGCGTGCTTTTTCATCCGCCAGCCGGCATCGTCATGAACGAACCACGTTGCGAGGAATTCGGCGCGGGTCATCAACCCGAGGAATTCGCTGTGGTTTGCCAATTCCGCGATGTCGTTTGGGCTTGGGGTCGCCGTGCAGCAGAGCCGATAGCGCGTGCGGGCGAACGCCTGAATCAGCCGTGTCCGCGTCTTGCCGTCGAAGGCCTTTAAGATGCTGGATTCGTCCAGCACAACCGCATCGAACGCCGATGGGTCAAAGCGCTCCAGTCGTTCATAGTTCGTAATCGTGAACAGGCCGCGAATCGCGTGCGGGCCATCGGCATAGGTGAGCTCGATGTCGAGTTTGCGCGCTTCATCGACGGTCTGCTCAGCCACACACAGCGGCGCAAGAATCAAAGTTGGCACGTTGAGCGCATGTGCCCACGCAACCTGCATAAACGATTTGCCGAGTCCGCAATCGGCGAAGATGGCGCAGCGGCCTTTCTTCAATGCCCATCGCACAATCGCGGCTTGCCAGTCATAGAGTTGCCGTGGCAACACCGGCACGGTCGTCAGGCCATCGCCGGCATAGCGGCGTTTCTTGGATTCGAGGAATTCGGCGTAGTTACCCACGCATCACCTGCACGGCGGCTTGCCCTTCCCTGGTGAGATCCCAGACCTGGTTCTCATGCCCATACGGACCCATCCGCGTCTCGAAGGCTTTCGTCACGAGCTGTGCCGTCATCGCCCCATTGCGAATCGAGCAGATCGACGAGAGCGGCAACGTCAATGCATGGGCGGCTTCATGATCGGTGACGGGTCCGCGGGAGCCGAGCAGGCAGAGATACGCGCGCATCTTCGCCCCGCGCCGTTTGTCGCTGGCAACCGCGGCTTTCCAACTGGTATGTGAGCCAGCCGCGAACAGCGAGCCTTGCGCAGTCGTCGGCATCAGGGCCGCCTTTCATACATGACCATAGACGCCACCGGGATGGGTCATCGGGTTGCCTCGCGACACCATTCGACGTAATCGCCGTCGTCGTCGTTCTGCGTCCCTGCCGCCTGCTCGTCGCTCATCGCCCCTCCTCTGACTCTAGATACGCTTGGATGAAGGCCGCCGCGACCTGCGGCTTGATGGCGTTACCATAGCCGCGCAGGCGTCCCACGCGGCCGGATACCCCATGAGCCAGCGGGAATGTGCCGGATTCAACTGGCCGCCACTTCCCGTCGCGGCAGGGGATCCAGGTGCAGTCGGCCCAGAAGCCAGCCCAGCCACTTGCTGTTCGAGACGTTTGCCACGAGGATGTTGGAATCGCTTCTCCAGATGCGCTGTTGACCCCGGATGCCGATCCGCCGAGGCCGTCGGCGTGGCCCAACTCGCCAGCTTCGCCACCCCCGGCAGTTTCAGCATCGGTCGGGCGTGGTTGCCCGACGCGTACGCGTACTGACTGCCCGTCGCATCGTTCACCACGGGCGTCGGCCACGACGCGAACTTCACCGCATGTTCCAAGCTCGCCGTGTGCTTCCGGCCGTCTACTGTCCGGCCCGTGATGTCCCTCTGCTCGATTGATGCCGACCGTCCGCCGCTCGGCGTGTTGGGCGTCGGCCACGAACCATAACCGCTGCCGGATGTCCGGACTGCCGACACTCCCACCCGCAAGATCCGCCGCCCCGACGGCGTAGTCACAGCTTTCCAAGTCGGCATAAACACGATCGAGCCAGTGAAGGCCGTCGCGACTCGCAACCTGCTCTCCAAACATGACTGGAGGGCGGCACTGCGCGATGAGCTGGAACCACGTCGGCCAAAGATCGCGGGAATCGGTGGGGCCATCCCTGCGTCCCGCCATGCTCCACGGCTGGCAGGGACAGCTCCCAGTCCAGACATGGCGGTCATCTGGCCATCCTGCAAGCCGGAGCGCGTAGGACCAGCCGCCGATGCCGGCGAAGAAGTGGCATTGGACGAACCCTCTGAGGTCGTCTGGTCGAACATCCGTAATTGACCGCTCATCGACCTCGCCATCGGCTATGAGTCCTGCCTTGATGAGTTCGCGCAGCCAGGCCGCCGCAAACCGATCGTGCTCGTTGTAATACGCCGCCATCTCATGAAGCCGCCTGCTCGTCGCTCATCGCGTCACCTCATGTTGGAACAGCGGCCAGTTGACAGCGTGCGTCCGCACGCTGTCCGCGCACCGCTTCAACGTCTCCGCTCTAGCGGCGGCGGCGTCGGCGGCGTCGGCGGCGTAGGCGGCGGCGGTGGCGGCGTAGGCGGCGGCGGCGGTGGCGTAAGCGTCGGCGGCGGCGGCGGCGGTGGCGTAAGCGTAGGCGGCGGCGTAGGCGGCGGTATGGGCGGCGGCGTCGGTGGCGTCGAAGGCGGAGGCGGCGGCATGGGCGGCGGCGGCACGCACATCCGCCAGTGTCACGCCATCCTCTCCACGCGCCCATCGTTCCGCTGTCTCAATCACCACCACCGGCCGCGTATCACTTGCACGCACATGCGGTAACGCCAAACGCGCACACGCACACGCGGCTAATACGATTAATTTGCGATCGACGCCCATCTTCCCCGCCAGCCACAGCATCCAGTCCCCGCGCGGACACACCGCCCATGCCTCCTCTACCGTGGCATACGGGGCGGCCCAATCTCGCGCGTCCCTACACGCGCGCAGGTCACGGAGCAAATCCGCCAGCGGTCCCGTCACTGTCCGCATGAGGCCCCCTTCTTCGTGTTAGCGATCGACACCGCCAGTTCTGCGCAGCGATGCGAGCAGAACGCCCCGAGGCCCTGATACGTCACCGGAAAGCGAATCACTTCCCGGCAGCCTGGACGCTGGCAGGGCAACCCGCGCACATCGGTCGAGTCATAGGCCTTGTCATCGTTCCGGATTTCTCGGATGTCCGTCATGGGCGTGTCTCCTGTTTCAAGACTCTATCCCAACCGCTTGGGCTTTGCAACTGTTTTGCGCCGGCCACCCTTTTTCCCATTGCGCCGGGCGGCTGCCGTCTTGGCCGCACTGGTCGCTTGGCCACCCAATCGCCCCAAGACCACCGCTGCCGGATTCTTACTATCTCTAGTAGCCATTGAGTTTCATTTCCTCCTGAGTCGCTTTCGAGACCGTTTTCAGCGTATAGACCATCTCGAGCGCCAGCTCCTTCGTGTCTTTCGCTTCCCGATAGCGGCCGTATTCGTCCTGCGTCTCTGCGAACATACGCGCCTCGACCGCCGACTTCGACGTCTGCCGATACGAGAGAAGCACGCGCTTATAGTCCAATTCTGCTTCGCGCAGTTCGTCGTTGACATTCCCAATGAGGGCCGTGAGCGTATTCAACAGGTCACAGAGTCGCACGGGTCTACATTCCCTTGCCGCATTTCCTTCTGCGCCGCGTGAATCAGATCGCGGACACTCGCCATCAGAACGGATCGCCCGAGGCGTCCCCTTCAAAGGCGGGAATATCTGTCGCTGCGAGTTCTTTCGCAACGCTCGTCGCCCGCTTGAAGCTCTGGAGACGGCCTTTCACGTCCACGATCACGGCGATTGCTTCCCCGCTCTGCGCCAGGTCTTCCGCCAATGCCGAGAGTTGTGAATTGCGCGTCTCGTGGAACGTGCCGTCACTGAGCGCAATCACATAGCGATTCACCTTGGGATTGGTCGTCGGGTGCGTCTGCACTTGTTCAATCCGGAGCTCCCCATCTTTCAGCGCAGGCCGTGGCGTCTCCTTCGGCGGTTCAACGGTCAGCGCGGGCGTGTCCGCTTGGGCCATTTCATCCGTCGTGTACAGTCCGCTCAGTTGATGCGGGAAGGCTTTGCGCAGCGCGAGCGCATTCGCGCATTTGGCGAGCATCGTGGCTGGCATTTTGATCCACATCTGGCCGCCGACGCTGTATTCTTTCCAGAGCGCAATGCCGGGAAAGGAATGCGCGCAGTTTTTGCGATAGACGAGAACACGGGCGGCAGCAGGCGGCTCCTTCGCGAGCCAGACATCGGTCCAAACGCCATCGGGGCCGCACCAATGGACCTCTTCCCCGTCCATCTCGCCGGAGCGTTCCGCAATGACGCGGAAGCCGTCGATCGACACCTGCGTTGTGCCGGAGTTGCCGCGTTTGATCCAGTAAATCTGCCGGTTGAACGGGTCCAACCCCGTCCGATGGCACTGCGCGAGAAACAATTGTAATTCATCGTTCGACGCGCCCCGTGCGATGGTGCGTTTTACCAAATCGACCTGTTCAGGCGTCATCCCGGCCGGTCGTTCAGCGAGTGCCGTGCTCACGTCCAGTCCTTTCCGCCGGTGTCGGCGAAATTGATACGACGGCAGTTGCCACGCTCATTGCGTCCTTGCCCTTCTCGCAGCCGAGCCAGTCGCCATCCGCGTTCCAATGCTTCGCGCATTTCACGCCGCACACGCAGATGTCGCCATCCGTCCACGTCAGCACTTTTGCGGGCGTGGGCGGCCCGACGCGATAGAGACGCGGTTCGCCGTCGGCATCGTATTCAATCGCGCGCAGTTCCAAGCGATCCATGGCTACGCCTCTTCCTGAGCGATGGCCGCGAGATTCACGACCCACCGCTGAACGCGCCGATACGTATACTTCTCGCACAACGCGCGCAGCGTTTCGACGTCGGCCATCCGCTGCTGTTCGTCGTCGCGACGCGCCAACGTCTCCAACATCCGGTAATCCTCCGTGTCGAGGACTAAATTCGGCATCGTTACTCCTCTTCGTCAAACCATAATACTGGCGGCGGCCCATCATGGTCTCAGACAGGTTCAACTGCTGCGTCCAGTGTCGCCCGTAAGGTCAACACCAAATCCAGTTGTTCTTCTTTTAATTGACCCGCGCGCCGCATCCTATTCAGGCGATCATCGAGATATTGCCGTTCTTCGCTTGAACGCGGGTCGTAGAGTTTGCACGCCTGCAATCCCAGGCGCGTCGTTCTTGGAGCGCCTCAACCAGATCCTGAGTGCTCACGTGTCGTCGGTGAGCGAGGATGGCATCCTTCGCCGCATGCTCGCAGGCTCTCGCGAGCTCGCCGTGACTCAAGCCGCGAGCCGCGGCGACTGCCGCATCCCAATCGACATCCGACGTGTCAAGAATCGCAAGTCGGGCACTCAGGACTTTCTGCGCGGCGTCAGGCGACGGCATTGAGTACTCGATCACCGTGTCGAAGCGGCGAAAGAGCGCACGATCGAGCAGCCGGGGATGATTGGTTGCGGCTACAAGAATGCTCTCGGATGCGTCCTCCTCGAGGAACTGCAGGAAGGAATTGAGGACACGTCTGATCTCTCCGACGTCGTTTCTGGCGGTTCGTTTTCCGCCGAGAGCATCGAACTCGTCGAACAGATAAACGCCACGAACCTCCTGGATAGCATCGAAGATCAGCCGCAGCTTGGCAGCAGTTTCTCCGAGGTACTTCGTAATCAGCGCGTGAAGTTGGATCGTGAACAAGGGAAGGGACAGCTCGCCGGCGATCACGGCGGCGGTCATGGTTTTGCCAGTACCAGGTGGTCCGACGAGCAGGAGCTTGCGGATCGGAGTGAATCCGTGCTCCTGAATTCGCCCGCGGTGTCTCTGTTCGAGGAGGATGCGTTCCAAGCGTGAGCGAACAGCCTCGTCCAGGGCCATCTCGGCGAGTCGTGCCTTGGGATACGTAGCTGACAGGACGCCCGCAAGCTCGCCCCGCGGTTGGACGAGCGGCACTGGTCGCGTGCGCTGGCCAGTAGGCCGGTCTTTGAGGCGACCTCGCGCCTGATCGACCAGATCACGCAGCTCCTGAGCGAACTTCGTGTGGCCCTGCCGGGCGGCTTGAGCCGCCATCTGCATTGCGATCGCGAAGAAGCGCTCCTCGTCCCCTTCGGAGAAGCTCCGGATCAGCGCTTTGATGTGGTCAGAAGTCGCCATCTTGCTTCAGCCTACCGCTTCAGTCTCTGTTTTCCGTTCGTCGAACAGTTTCGGCCGATGGGATCCATCAGGCCTCTCCCTATTCCCGTGCTGAACCGCCTTCGGAATTGGATGGCAGCGCGACACTCGTGTCGTCCTTGCTGGCCAAGGCCGCCACCTCGACCACGAGGGCGCTTGCGTGCCCGCGCCTCGCCGCGTCGAGCGCGCGTTCGATCTTGCGAATGCGCTGCTCGTGGCCGTTTAACTGGCCCCAGAACCCTTGCATGACCAGGAGCATCCCTTGGTGGGCCTTCTTCGCGTTTGGATCTAACTCGTCCCATCGAACTTCTTCCAGGAGGAGCCGCGCCATTTCTAATTGGTTCATGGAACGCTTCGACCTGTCGCCTGACAGTCCCATCTGTTCGCAGGCATAGGCTAGCTGATACCCGACGGACGTCTGCGCTTTGAGTGTGCGTTGTTGCTGTCGGAGCAGGCGCTTTTGCGTGGCCTGTACAATCCGTTGCACGTTCTCGACGGTCTGGGTATGGTCAGTCGTGTCGGACAAGACGCCGATGAGTTCGTCATAAGTGAAGATGTGACCTGGCTCGTGCGGGCGCACATGGTCAAGTAACACTTGGCTGTGTGACCGTCCGTCCGGTCGAGTGATTGCGAATCGTGTCTGTGCCATATGTGTGTGCTCCATCAAAGAGCCGAGAAACGCCCCGGCCCTGCCTGCCTTGCCTTGCCCCGCCAAGCCACGCCATGCCGCGCCTAGCCGCGCCCCGCCTGCCTTGCCTGCCTTGCCCTGCCTTGCCCTGCCCCGCCAAGCCAAGCCATGCCTTGCCCAGCCTGCCGTGCCTCGCCTGCGTCGCCTGCCTTGCCCTGCCTTGCCCTGCCCCGCCAAGCCGGGCCATGCCCAGCCTGGCCGTGCCTCGCCTAAAAGTCCACAGCTGCACGTGATTACCGAGTTGTCTTCACGCGGCCCACGAAACGTCCATAGCCGTTCACTCTGTTGTCACCAATCCCGACAACGACGCCAGCCAGTTCCATAATGGCTTGCAGTTCATCCAGGTTCAGGCCGACATCCTCCACGAAGACGCCCTCCGCAATGATCGCCCAGGGATAGAACTGCGGGCGCACCCGCATCACTCGCTTATTCCCGACACCAACGGATAACCGTGAATGGAATTGCCTGTTGGCAAACACGGCATCAATGTCCTTCGGCCCGTCATGCACGAGCGGGATATATAAGGCGGCGAACGAAATGGCGCGCTCGATCATTTTGCCCTGCTTGCTGATCTTGCCGGTCTCGATCAGGCACTTCCTGACCTTCGCGGTGGGCTGCACAATGACGCCCTGGTCCTCATAGAGGCCGCCGTACCACTCGAGCTTTTCTATCTGCCGCAAATCTTCGTCTGTCTTCTTCCGCTTGCTTGTCAGCCCTTTGATGGCCCGATTGAGTTCAAACTCTGGGTCCACCATGCGTGGGTTATGCATTAGAAGCGGACTCGTGCCCTTTAATTCGAACGTAACTTTCATGACATCTCCTCATTTCTGCTCGTGGTTGTGGGCTTAGTTCATTGAGTGGTCTGCTATGCACGCGTGATTGCGCGCGGAGACCATGAGAACTCGCCTATCGTTCTGAGAAACGAAACGCCCCCTGCCTCGCCGTGCCACGCCCAGCCCTGCCATGCCGCGCCTCGCCGCGCCATGCCTGCCACGCCTCACCACGCCGTGCCTTGCCACGCCCAGCCATGCCTTGCCGAGCCAAGCCACGCCATGCCTGCCACGCCTTGCCGCGCCCTGCCTCGCCTCGCCACGCCTTGCCGCGCCTGCCACGCCTTGCCGCGCCCTGCCTCGCCTCGCCACGCCTTGCCGCGCCTGCCACGCCTTGCCGCGCCTCGCCTCGCCGTGCCAAGCCACGCCATGCCCCGCTCAGCCTGCCGTGCCTCGGTCACGGATTTCAAATAGTTTGATGTCCATTGATGCCACGCTCCTACGCGCGCATCTCACGCGCAATTTCATCGAGCAGCCGGCTAATATGGCGACGCCTGGCGAACCAGACGATCGCGCGCCACATCAGGACGCCCATCCAAGCACAGCTCGCCGCGAAGCCGCCGCAGGCGACGAGCAGGATCCACCAGCCCAATAGGTTGTGATCGTTCATCACATCACCCTCATGATCGCCTCAATGGCGATGTACCAGACGAAGAGCGAGACAGCCAATAGTGCAATCCACGCTGATACAAGAGCTGTAGCACTCACGGTGTCCTCCTGACGCTGGAATATTTACGCCAGCCTCTTTAGCCCCGTGCGAATCACGCGCACAATGTAGGTGAGTTGCACGCGTGTGTCTGGCTGCGCAAAGACCACGCGGTGACCAATCCGCGTTTGATCGACATGGTCCAATGGCTTCGCCAACAACCGGCGTATAGCATCCACGCGTGTCATTGAGTTATGCTCCTCGGTCCCTCATGCCGCCACTTTCGCCGGAAAGAGGTCTTCGATCTGGCAGCCGAAAAACGCCGCGAACTCTCGCGCGTTCTCGACCGAAATGTTCTGGAACCGTCCGCGCACCATGTCGCTGACATACGGCGTCGTGAAGCGGGTGCCCCTCACGCAGTCCGCTTGTGATTGCTCCGTCAGGAAGAAGGCAATCGCCAAGCGATTGCCCGTCGCAGGAACGCCTGCACCGCGTAGCGCTCGCAGTTGTTTGGGTGTCATACGCAATGGCGCGAATATACGCGTAATCGCGCATGCGTGTCAACGAGAATTCTTAATGGCGCGTAAATGCTAGGGGCTCAGCGTTTTACGCGCTTGCGCGTATGCGCGGCTTTCCCCTTGGGCGGTTTCCTCGGCTGGTCGAATCTGACACTTTTGCACTTCGGACACATACGCGGCTCCTCTTTCGGGCTCCGCGGGATCCATTGATGCCCGCACCGTTCGCACCGGTAGCCATCGACGGTAATTCGAATCTTCCCCACGCGCTGAAAATATGCCATACAACCCTCTTGACAATATATTACCTCATAAAGTAGTGTTCGTATAGTAAATGTTTATTCGCGCGTCCGTCTACTGCGAATAGAAGGAGACAGCATCATGCGCAGCATCACCGGCTTCGTTCTCGGGTTTCTCATCTTGGCCGTCCCGGCGTTCGCACAGTCCACCGATCCGGCCCAATTCGATCCCCAAGCGTGGTTCACCCCGGCCTGCCCAACCTGCGTCGTGACCGGCTGGGTCGACGCCCCGGCGCCGACAAGCACCGTGTCACGCACCGACCTGCTGCTAGGAAACGCGGCATTTCAAGGCTGGGGCCTGGAATGCGCCTCAGGCCAGCCTGTTGACCGTATCGACGTCTGGGTCGAGAATGCCGATCAGACGTGGACATCCCTGCTACAGAATAGCTGGCGTACGCGCTATGGTGCGATCGACCGCCCAGACGTGGCTGCGGCCTTCAGCGGCATGTGCCCGAACGTCTCAGCCTTCACCGGCTGGACGCTGTATCTGACGAATGTACCGGATCAGGCGCTTGGGGCGCATCGCTTTGCGCTGATACTCTGGAAAGGGCCAGAGCATGTCACGAGAGTGCTGACGCTCAACGTGGTCCCGTAAGGGCAGCAGCGACCGCGCGCGTTAAGGTGGAAACGTAAGGAGGATCGCATGAGCGACAGGCAGGGGGACGTGATACCCGGATTGGCATCTCCCCTTCCACAGCCGGACACCTACATGTACAGGCGGCTCACGGCACGCGCCGCCTGGTATCGCGACGGCTGCCCGCACCTCGACGACGGCGAGCAGTTCTTCACATCAGGCGATGTGGCGCGTGACGCCGCCGCAGATCTCGAGCAGGCGCTCAGCGAAATTCGAGTCCTAGAATCTGTGATTCAGCGCCTCAGGGAGCACCCGATAAAAGCGGACTAAGGCACCCGTGACACATGGATCGGCACCTGTGCCGCCACAAGCAGATGCTGCCTGCCGTATCAATGCGACAATTCCCTGAGCCGACGAAGACGGCGACACTGACCTCTCGCATCGGGGCAATGCGAGTTCCCAGCGGCCAGCATGCCGTCAGGTCGGACTCAGGGAAACCTCACGGCCGAGCCACTGCTTCAACTCGTCCACCGTGTAGAACGTCGGCAGTCCGTGCGCGATCGCACACGCCAACTCAGCTCGCGCGCCATGGGAACGCGTCCAGTCAGCCGTCATGATAATTGCATCGCATCGCTTCAGTAACTCGAGATCGCCCGCCAGCCAGACGTCATCCTCGGCCGCTCCCTGGAAAAAGCGCGTATTCGCATGCGGACAGAGCGCTGCAGCGCCAGCGCGCCAGACCTCGAGCGCCAGCGCTTCGGCGCGCCGAATGTTGGTCTCGATGGTCCAGGCATCAGGCCCGCGATAAGGACCGGAGACATAGACTACTCGCACGCCTTCGCCTCTTCGTCCAACAGGACGACCGCCAGCAACGCATACACGGCGCTATCAATGAGCGAATCTCGGAGGCTCTCATGTTTGGGGGACTTGCCACCCGCGAGCTGTTCGATGCGTGCCCATTTATCGGAGAGCCGCACGAGGACACCCTGGAACGCCGGCACGCCGAAGCGCTCCGAACGTCGCAGATTGCTCAACGGATCGTCCTGCTCGCTGTAGTCGTGGTTTTTCGAATCGTGTAAGTCACCGATTTCTTTCAGAAGGGCATCGAACGACGGATTTCGCATGCGATCGTATCTCCGCGTCGACCAGCAGCGTGGCGAGTCGACAATGATTGCGTTGTAGGTAATCGGCCACGTTCCAGACATCGGCGTCTCCGTGGGCGGCAGGATCGACCACTGTCGTCCCGTCCTTCAAGACGACCCAATGGCCGCACCAGGTCATATCGCCACCGATAACACCGATGACGCCCGTGCGTCCGACGAGGTAATCATGGGCTTTATAGATGCGGCGCAGTGGCCGGTCATAGAATGTTGCGAGTTCTTCAAGGTGATGCAGCCCCAATCCCCGGCGTTCGGGTGACAGCGACCCAAACCTTGCACGCGTGACGGCGGCCATGTCACCATACGGCACGCTCAGGAACATGGCGAGCGCCGCGACACCGCAGTCCATATCGTGCCGCTGACGGATCAGCGTGAGGCCGCGACGCCGTTTCACCGCTTCGACGGTTTCTGCGGAGGCCTCACGAGCTTATAGGCCGCGATGCGACGTATCATTCCGCTCTGCAAGATGACGCGCTTATAGGTGCGGACCGCCTTCCCGCTTTTGAGCAGTTCCTGAATACGACGCTGCACCGTGACGCGACTACTCCCGTAGCGATCGCACATCTCCATCACGGTCATTGCGCTCGGGTCGTCAACGGTAGAGGCGTCGCCGAGTGCTTTCCTCCACTCATCCTGCGTGATCGTGGGGTCGATTAGTCCTCTGCGCTTCGATCGAAGCTCCACACCTGCCTCCTATAGAAGAATTCTTCGTCGCCCTGGCGGATGAGAATGCCGCCGACCTGCGGCTCGCTGATACGTGCGCCAGGCACGCGCCACGTAAACGGCGTTTTGCCCTGCCAAGCGGGCGTCACGATGGCCGCGGCATATCCGCGTGCGCTCGAGAGATCGACGGCCAGAAACCGATGCCGATGGGAGCGCACGACATAGTCTGGCGGATCGCGGCGCCAGCGAGCGGCCTCGTTAAACATGGCCGAGAGTTCGGCATTGACGGCACTCGATTCGTGCGCCGCGCTCGACGTGGTCCCGACATGATGCAGGAGGTGCACGAGCGGCGCCGCCACACGCTTGGATGGCGCCCCGACACGGTGCCAGAGATCGAACCGCGCGTATTGATCTTCGCCGTTCGGTTTTGCGCCGAGATTTCGAGCGAGCCGCTCTTCGTGTTCGCCTGACTGCCCGACATGCGCCTCCGTGCCGCGGATGTGATAGTACGTGCCGCCTTTCTTCCGACAGCGCTCCACTTGGGGCGCCAGGACGCGCTCCGCCATCCGAATCTGATCCTCGAGGTTCTGCGAGACCTGGGTTGTTGAGCGATGATGGACGCCGTCGATCGCGTCACCGTTATGGACGATGTCGTACGGCTCGCCACGGGTGACTTCCGGTACCCACTGATCCCAGAAAATCTTCCACCAGGCCCACATCTTCCTTTGGAAATCCGATGGCACATACTGGCCGCCTCCGTCGATGCGCACGGGTTCAGGGGCAATGAGGCCGACTCGGCAGCCGCAATGGGTATCCGAGATGACAATGAGATTACGCTGACGGCTCGCCATGTTGGGTACTTAGTCCTCTCGAATCGCGGAGAAGTCGCCGAGACAATCCTCACAGTCAGCAAAGCATCGTGATGCGGCTGACTGAAGGGATCTCGGCCCACTGCGCGTGATAGTGGCCTTGGATGATCGTGCCTGTGATCGCGAGGTGGCTGCTGGCGGCCGCGAGTGCGAGGCATGAGTGATCGCTGCGGCACGCCGGTGTCGCGTCGGCGCGCCTGACCGTATTACCATGAGTCCATCACGCCGAAGGACACGCTCGGCTGATGCTGTCCGTCCCAGTCAGCGCCGGCAGCCAACTCCCAGTTGCTGCCGAACTTTGTCGCGATGCCGAACGAGGCGTGCTTCGTGCCGTCAGGCTGCTCCTCGAACTTACCGAGCAGGACGCCGCGCTTGCCATCCGGGACGGCCTTGAAGGCATCATCGAGCGTCTGATGCACACTCTGGGCGAGCGCTGAGTAGGAGAACGGATTGACTGGAGGCGTCACGCTGCTCGACATATCTCTCCCTTGAGCACTGGATAGATCTGCATTTCGTCGACGAGCGCGAACTCAAAGGGCGCAATCTTCGGCGCCGGCTCGCCGTTGAAGGGATCGAAATGACCAGCGCGCAGGAATTCTGTCGCGAACGGTGAGCAGACCACGCCGTTGGTATTGACGTTCCAGCCGGTAAACTGCAACAGGTCGAGCCAGCCGTAGTCGCGATGCGGCTGTGCGAGAAACCAGCGCCGTGCCGCACCCAGATCGAAGGAGTTCGGCGGCCGACAGACGACCGCGATGTCGGAGGTACGAACCGGATACTGACCGGTGCCCTGCCCGTCTCTGGACGCGACCGAGAAGCCGTTCCCGACATAGACTTCTACGTGCGCGATCGGGTGCCATGTCTTGACAGCGATGATGCGTCCGTAGACGCTCGTCGCCTTGTACAGGAGGACGTCGCCAGGTCTGAGGATCATGCCTTCACCTGTGGGACTGCATCGTCAACTTTTTTAATGGGATCAGTCTGAATACCTGCGTACGCCGTCAGCATCGTGACGAGGGCAGGGAAGATCACCTGCGGCGTGAGGATGTGATGCCAGTCAGGCGCATTACCGAACTGGAGGGCGACGGCAGCCAGGGCGGAGCACAGGACCGCGACATGCTGCGGTTTCACGCCGCGGCTCCAGCGGCGAGAATAGGGCCGATCACGGGCTCGAGCGCGCTGAATTCGTCCAGGAGTGCCTGTAACTGCTCGAGCGTTACCTTGTGCGCGACGAGGACCGAAACGGTCTGCTTGGCGATCGCCAGTTGATCAGCGACCGTCAGCTTCTTCCCGTGATATTGCGCGTAGAGCGGTGCGAGATCCTTCGCAATTTGAAAGACGGTGATTAGGTCCATGTGTGCTCCTCAGCGCGGTTCATGAGCGAATGTCTAGGGCTGCCTCGCGCAAGGCCGCACTAGCTCGACGGACGACTCCAGCTAATGTCTCGAGTCGAAGGGTCGCCCAGCCGAGACCGCCCGTCGGCGGCAGATCACCGAGGCCGCGCTCGGTAAGCGAGAGTTGATATTCGAGTTCATCGGCCACGTGTTGCAGTTCGTGTGCCTTCATTGCGGATCCCCGTTTGGAAGGCGCGAGCCGGCGCCGTAGCCCCACGTGGGTGCAGCACCGACCACGCAGGTTGTGAGATAGCCAAACGCATCGGCTTCGTCTTCGTTCGGATGGTCGCCGTCAAACATGCGCGTGGGCGTCCCTGGCTCGAACATCCGAACCTTGTGATGTGGCGTGTCGCGAAGATGGTCAACCGTCCGCGCTTGCGTGTCACCAACGTCTGAGGCGGGATCGGTCTGGAGGTCCAGACCATCCACATCGCTGCCGAGCGCCGTCCACCAGTCCGACTCGCTATGACCTTCCCACCAGAAGCCATGCCCAGGAAAGAAGTGACACCAGAAGCTGGCGCCTTGCGCGTGCGCCCGTTGCCCGAGATAGCGATGGACGGCCACCGCCGTGTCATCGCTCAGGTTGCCGGCGTCATATTCCCAGGGTGAGTACTCGTCGACGACGCCAGCCAGTCCATCGAAGATCGGGTTGACGAACATCTGCCAGCCAGCGAAGGACAGATCATGCGGATCGAAGTCCTTCGACCAGAGCTTGACATGCACGTAGAAGCCGCGGTCCTTCGCGCGCTGGCAGTCAGCTCGGAACTGCGCGAGCGTCTGACCGGCCTGAGCCCGCGCGTTCGGCCATGAAAATACGACATGCGTATAGCCGCGCGCGAGAGTCGCGTCAAGCCACTGATTTTGTGCCCACGTCGGATAGTTGGCGAAGATGTATGACAGGAACCGCTCCGGGTGCTTCGAGCTTGTGATACCAGGCACCCACGGCAGCCCCGCGATCGGAATGCCCCAGCAGTTCGCGCGGAGATAATCCCGCGTCCGCGGCACGCCCGCCGGCCAGATCTTCGTGATGTCCTTGTCGTAACTCGTGGGTGTCGGACACGAGCCGCAGGCCGGGAAGACCAGCGGCGATCGCCGAAGAGGTGTCGGCGCTGGTGCCGGTCCGTCTTCGAAGAGCTGCAGCAGGAGACTCACTCAGCCCTCGATGAACGGGAACGCGTAGAACGTGGCGTGCGCAGGATCAGGGAAATAGTTCTTGCTGACCAGTCCCTTCCCGACGATCGAGAACTGCTCGTCGCTGCCGATCGCGGATGCCCATTTCACGGCGCCACCGCTATCGCGTGAGAGGTATAAGCCGTCTTTCGTCCGCTGTGCCGAGACGGTCCCATTCGTGTTATCGATCCGCTGGCACTCCTCGACGGCGAGGCTGTTCGCTGATGTGTAGATATAGAGCACGGATGGTCCTTTCGGTGCGGGAACGGGAACGGGAACAGGAGCCGGCGGCGTCGATATGGGGGTCGGCTTCGGTGTCGGCGTTGGGCTCGGTATGGGCGGCGTTGGCGTAGGCGTCGGTGGCACCGGCGCTGGCTGCTGTACGTCAGCCGAGACGAACAGCAGGAGGCGCACGCCCTGTGCGCCCCACATCACGACGGCATACGCTCCAGCATTGGCGGCGACCCTCGGATCCGTGCAATTGCCATCGCCTGGCAGCAGGACACCGGCATGGCCGTCCGTGAACACGACAGCCACGCCGCCTGACAGCCCTTCGCCGACGGTGCAGTCTCCAGCCGTGACCGGGAAGAGCATTCCCGGGACGCTCGTGCGGATGTCATCCTCGAAGACGATGACGCCGCCGGCACACGTCGCGAGTCCGGTAGGCCGGAGTTCTGATCGCAGCGTGCGGTGTTCGGCCGTGTCGAGCCGGAGCCCTTCGACGGAGAGCGTTTCCGCGTCCTGCCAGGCGAACCAGCCATCGCTCGAGAGGCAGACGGGACAGTTCCCGAAGGCGTCGTCTGGCTGATGCACGATGCCGGCAAGATGCTCCTCGGCCAGGACGCCGCCTGAGATCTCGCGCACGACGGCGCACCAGACGTTCGAGCGGAAGGCACGATAGGCGAGGAACGGGCGCCCCTGGAAGATCGTCAGACGCGCGAAGCTACTATCGCCGTCGGCGCCAATGGCAATGTCCTGGCGCTCGAGCGTCTCGCCCGTTGCCGTCAGCCAGAGGACAGAGAGCGGCCCATGGGGTACACGGAAGGCCGCGATCCAGCCGCTCGGTAAGGCGACGATGTCCGGCAGCATCGCGGCGCCGAGAGTGACGACTCTCACAGACCCCACGTCCCTGTCCGCATCTGGGTAGCCAATTCCGTGGCTCTGGCGCCGACCTGCGTCGCCCATGTGCTATTCAGCATCGCTCGAGCCGCCAAGTCGAACTGATGCGCCGCGACGGCTGCGAGCGTCGTCGTGAACGCCGCGAGCCCTGCCACGCCGAGGTTGAAGGCCATATTCACGAGGACTGCCTGTCTGACGGGATCGAGGTCTGCGAACCAGATCGGATACCGCGCGAGCAGACCCCTGGTGACGCGGTCAATATCGCCCTGCAAGAGAAAGTCCGCTTCGGCTGCGGTAATCCCGACATCGTCGAGATTGCGACCGACACCGATCGTCAGCTTCCCCACGCTGTCAATGTAGGGCTTCAGCTTGACGGCCTCATGCTTCTTCAACTGGGCGACGAGGCTACTGCGATCGAAGGTCGTCATGCGTCCCTCTTCCGTTCCGCCTTCAGCAGTTCCATGGAGAATTTCAGCCGATCGACCTCGCCGCCGATGTCATGGGTGCGCTGCCGGAGTTCCTTTGTCCATTCGTCCTGTCCGGATTCCAGCCGCGTCACACGTGATTGCAGTTCCCGAACGTGGCCTTCGAGAATGGTGTTGATCTGCAGTCCGACCTGTTGGAAATTGGTCTTCATTTCCGTGTACTGCTGCCGCGATTCCTTCAGATTTTCCGCATGCGCATCCGCCACGAGCTTGATCGCCGACTGCAGCTCCGTTTTGAGGGTGAATTGCGACTTCGCGACGACGCCCCAGACGGCAAGGATCGTCATGACGAATTCCAGCACTAACATGCCGAACTGGTAGGCAGTGAACATGGGTCTACCCGTGTCTCCCTTGTGAACCCCCCAACAGAAAAGACCGCACAGCCGAGCGCCGGTATCTCCCGGCGAGCAGCAGGCGGTCTCTTCCTGGGTGTGGTCCGTGTTAACGGTGATGGCATGCGCATGGACCCATGCGCGCGGTTTGCAACCCGCTGCCGACCGTTCGTCAGGCTCGTGTATCTTGTTCGTCCTCGTCTTCGCAGGTCACGAGCGGCCCCAGCCGCGTCAAGTCCGATGGCATCACGACGCTGTCACCGAGATCGTTCAGCCTGATCGGGCGCCAATGAATCGTGACGTCGATACTTTTGAGTTCAACAATGTCTCGTGTAAAGGCGTCGAAGGCGTCCGTGCCCATCGGCACCTCCGTCATCGTGGCGTGCGCACCTTGCCGGCGTTCGTCCGGCGTCGCAGCGCGCTCAATGCCATGCTGGCGCACGAGTTCCAGCCGTCGATCTTCGTAGGTCTTCAGCTCGGCACGCACGAGACCGACCAGCCGGTGAATATGATAAGCAGGCTTGACGCCGAGCCGGAGGGCGCTTAGACGATTCAGCGCGCCTGTCAGTTCCGCATCGACGAGTTGGCCGAGGGTTGTCAAGATCATCCGTCTCCTACTTCTTCTCGAGTGCCGCAATGCGCTGTTCGTGATCCTGGAAGCCGCTGACGATCGGCGCGATGAACTGTGCGTAGTTCAGGCCATCCGCCACGCCGTTCTGGTCAAAGTGCAGGCCGCCGAAAGTCGGCGCGAGGGCGGCAACATCTTGCGCGACAAACCCCTGTTTCGTCGTGGGCATGTTGGAGCTGTTCCAGGCACCATTCACCCAATCGTAATCCACTGGCTTCAGTCCCATCAGGAAGGCGTTCCCGAACGTCGTCGCCTTGACATTCTTCTTCTCTCGCGCATCTGATGTCTGGATCGTGCCGTTGCCGGCGTAGACATCCGCCCATCGATGGCCCAACAGTCCGAGGTGTCTGACGTTATCGTCGAACGGGAAGAACTGCGTACCATCCCATCCGAGCGCGTTACTGTTCGCATAGAGCGCCATGCGTGTAGCAACGTCATTTTGGATCCACACCGTTGCATCGGCGAGAAACGCATACTTGAAGCCGACGCTTCCGCCACCGCCGTTCAGCGCGGACGCGTAGGCATTGATCGAGGTGTTCGCGAAGGTGCCGTCGAAATCAAGCACCTGCACATAGGCACCGGCGCCGGTGTTGTAGATGGCATGCATGATCGTGCTCGCCTGCGTGCCACTCGGCGAGACGTTGTACAGCAGGAGATCGCGCGATGTCCCGATGTTGTCGTCCAACCACATCCCAGCCTGTTTGCTGGCGACGGTGAACTTATAGCCGTTCGTCGTCGCAAGATTCGCAGGGCTGACCGCAATGCCGGTCGAATCAATCGAGACCGCCCCCTGTGAGAATGATGCGTTCCCGCTCGTGTCGAGCTGAATCTTCGTGGTTGTGTTATTTCCGATCCGCACGCCGTTTGTGGTGTCAATCTTGATCCACGAGCCAGACGGATCGCCGAAGGCCGCGCCCCAGGTCGTCCCGGAATAGCCGTAGAGGCCATCGAGGTTGCCGATCGCCCAGCGGTTCGCCACGTTGTTCCAGGTCGTCCCAGTGCGGACGTTCCCGACGATCGTCGGACCATGCGTGCCTGACAGCACCCCCGCGACGGAGTAGAGGTCGATGTAGCCGCCAGTGTTCGACGCCGAGCCGGTATCAATGCACGCGTCGCCAGCACTCCAGTTATTTGCCCCAGAGCCGTCTTGATCGCGCGTGAGTGTATAGGTATAGGCGCCGGCCGATCCGGACGCCGAGGACGTGACCTTGACGAATTCGACGTTCCCGTTGGCTTCGAAGTAGATAAAATCGCCGCTCGAGAGATTGTTGTATTTGAACTGCCCAGTCGTGGCGCCAGACGCGAGATCGGCTGTCAGCAGGTTCGTCGGGGCGACGAGGACGCGTCCGCCGATCGTGGCGATCGTATTCTGCGCAACGAGTGTTTCGACCCACAATTCTCCGGCATAGAGCGCCAGATATTTGTTAGAGAGTGCCCCGATGTTCGTCGTGTAGCCGCTGTTCGGCAGCACGTTGACCGTATTCGTGACCAGATTCGACGTCGGCGCGAGTACCAAGTTGGTCGAGGACGGCGTCGTGATCGTGTTATTGAGCGTCAGGGTCGTGCTGCTAAAACTCAGATTGGCCGAGGACGTAATGGCGTTGGACGCTGCGGCATACAGGAGTCGGCCAGTCGTCAGGACGTTATTGATCGTCCATGTCCCAGCGTTGATCGATACCACGCCGCTGCTCGCATGCGTGTCCAGGTTCGTGCCGCCGGCCGCTGCGGGCACCTGCAAGTAGCCGCTCAAGTTCGTCGCGCTGGTCCAGTAAGCGATCTCTCCGGCAATCCCGCTGCCGCCAATGCTGCTACCGCCCCCTCCAGTCGCAATAGTCGTCAGGGTTCCCGTGCCGCTCGTCGACCCCAGCAGCGCGCGCCACTGATCCAGATAGCCGCCCTGATAGATCGTGCTCTCGATCGCCTGGAAGCTGCCGACCCACATGGGCCCGCTCTTCGTGATCTGCAGCGTGTAGGTGACGTTCGTGATGACGAAGTTCGAATTCAGGCGCGCGGTCAAATTGACAGCCAGGGACTGCCCAATATCCCAGCCGTTTTCGTTCGTGGTCACCGTGGCCGTGCGAGGAGACTGATTGCTGGCAGACAGCATCCCCGCAGCAATGGCAACGCCCTGCGAATAGTCCGTCACGCTCGGGTAGGTCTGCGCGAGTTGGATCACGGGCGTGGCGCCGGTCGTCGCTTCCGCGGTAAAGGGATAGCTGGCCGTATAGTTGAACGTCAGGACGGTGCCATTCGCGGCCTTGACGCCGGTCCCGACGCTGAGCGTTCCCCTCCCGACCGTTTGATCGAAATAGTAATAGCCGCCGCCGCCTGGCGGGCTGACCGTCCTGTTGACCGGCCCGACGCTCTCCGTGGCATAGCCCTGCGTCCAGCCGCCTTGGACGCACTGAATGTCCACCTGCCACGTGCTGGGCGCGCCGACGGTCCAGCTTTGCGTCACGACTGCCGGCCCCGTCGGACCGCAGATCGCGAAGCAATCGTTCGCCGGGAGTGTCGTCGGATCGGCGTAATCGAAGGTCATGCAATGCGGTGCCGCATCGGTGATCGTGTTCGGCGCCGACGAGGTGCCTGGCACGAACATGCTGAGCGCTTTCGCAGGGGAGATCACGGCCACATAGCCAGTAGTCGTGCTGAGTTCGCGAATGGCGTCGGCAGCCTTCTTCTGCGTCCAGTTGAATGGCTGCAGCGTCGGCCCAGTCACCTGTCCGGCATCGAGGGTGATGCCGTACGTGGCTGGCAGCAGGGCGACGACGTCCGTGAGCACCTGCTTCAAGGTCTTCGTCGTGGTGTAGGCCAGCGTGAGAATGGACCAGTCCAAATAGCTGAAGTAGTCTCCACACGAGACCGTCGTCGAATACGGATTGCCTTTGACCTGGAAGCCGTTCGTCGACCGCCCGAGCACGACGCCGCCGAACTTCAGCGTGGTGCCGTCCGTCTCGTACAGCTTGACATCATCGAAGAGACTCGGCACATAGCCCGGCTTCGTGACAAACGTCGCCGTGGCCTGCTGGTTCAGCTGCTTCGTGATCGAGATCTGCTGAGCATTGCTCGCCAGCAGGCTCGTCGTCTTATCGACGCTCGCGATGACGGCCTTGAATGCCACTCAGATGCCAGCCAGCGCAAGCGCGCTTGGAATGTATTTCACTTGGTTCTGAGCCACGGTTCGGCCATCCAATTGGGTCACGATCGTGATATTGCCGGCTCGAGCGGCCACAGCGCCAGACGGCGAGCGGTAGACCGCGTTCGCTGGGGCGGCTGCGGCGGCACGGGCCGCGGACGGCGCAGACGCTGATGCGCCCGTCGGCGCGCCACCGCGATAGGCCGGCGGCAGCCCGCTGTCGTCATAGACGGGTGCCACGACCGGATGCACAACCGTGTTGCCGATCGCAGTCATCGCGCTGGCAAACGATCCAGGATTGTTGCCCGTCATTGTGGCGATCAAGTCCTGGAGCGTCTTGTTCAAGTTGTCCAGCGACGTCTGCATCGTTTCGCCGAATTGGAGCTGATTAATGTCGGTGATCTTCTTCCCGCTCGCATCCAGCAAATCGCCTTGATCGGTCAGCGCCTTGGCCGCCGCCCTCAAGTTGTCAGGGATCGCGACCCCCGCTTGAATGGCCGCTTCGATGTCTCCCTGGATCGCCGTGCCGAGACCCGACAGTGACTTGCTGCCGTCTGCGCCGATCTGGAACATCGCGGCGAGGACATCCGTGCCGCCACGCGTCAGCGTGTCGAGATCGTCGATGACCGTCTGGAAGTTCTGATCGATCTGCGCGACGTTGAACGAACTGCCCATCTGCTCCGCGGTCAGGTTGTATTTCTGCTGGAGTTGGGTCAGCTCATCATAGGTCGGCTTCCCGCCCGTCTCGAGCGTCTGCAAGGCTGTCGCATTGGCCGCCGTCAATTGCCCAGCCTGCTGGAGCTTCTGGATATAGGGATCCAAGGCTGCCGGGATCGCGCCCCCGAAGGACTGAATGCTTGAGACGAGCCCTTGGATCTGCGTGTTCTGCGCCTGATGCAAGGCGTCGAGGGCCGTCGTGACCTTATTGATGGCCGCGGTGGCTGCCGCCGGATCATTCCTGCCAACGCCCTGCGTCAGCGAGATCCACAACTGCTGGCCCTCTGCCCCGAGTTGATTGAGTTGCTGTTGCAGCCCAGAGAAACCGCCCTGGAAGGTGCTCGCAAATTGCGTCACCGCATCGCGACCGGCAGAGCCGAAGAAGTGATCCCAGAGCGCGCCCACGGCTTTACCGGCCGCAACGGCCGCCGTCGCGATCGCGCCAATGCCGCTCGCCAAGCTGCCGACCTCCGAGATCAGATCGCCGGCCTGCTTGGCCTTCTCGAAGTTCTCGAATGACTTCTGCGCTATGTCGATGCTCCCGGCAATCTTCCCGAAGTCAGAGATGACCTGTCCCAATAAGGGATCGATCGATCCGAGGGCAGACCCCAAGGCCGACAAGGACACCGACAGCTCTCTGATGCCATCCTTGACCTTAATGACGTCCGGCGCGTGAATCTTCAGGGTCTGTCCGAGTCCTTCGAGTTTCGGCCACGCATCCGTGGCCTTCACGCCGAGGTTCCCGGTCGCTGCGGCGACCTCAATCAAGTCAGGCGTCAGGTGCGCGCCAGCCTCGAAGAGCTTATTCGCCATCTCGCCCATCTTCTCGAGTTCGGCAGTCGTCGGCACCATGCCCAGGGACGTCAGCTTAATAAACGCTTGCTGGAGATCGAGGACTTGCTGCTGCTGTTTCGCGCCGGTAATGAGATCGAGATCGGCGACCGCGCCTTTGCTGAGGCCGTCTAACTCATTGAGCAGTGCCTGCGTCACACCTGACGTGACTTTCATCTTGTCCGACAAGTGCTCAAGCGCGTCGGCCAGTTTCTTCAGGGCCTCTGCGCTCTTCTTGGCCTGTTCTTCCGCAGCCTTATGCCCATCAACGAACAGTTTGACTGCGATCTTGTTCGAGTCGACGTCCTTCGCGATCTGCTCGAGTCCTTCGCCATATTGCTGGAGGGTTAGAATGTTCTTCTTCTGTTCCTCCGTCAGCGGTGAGAGCGCCTCCGTCTTCAGCGCGGTCAGTTTGTTCTGCAGGAGTTGCGCGTTCGTGAGCACCGGCGGTATGGCGCCTGCCGCCGTCTGCATCGTCTTGGCGACCTTGTCCATCGCCTGCTGTTCTTCGATGAGCGGCGTCTGTTGATTCGTGATCAGATCGCCGAGTTCCAGCCACGCATCATGGAAGTCTTTAAGCTCTGTGGCGACAAACGCTTTCAGGCGCGTCTCGAGGTGATCGATCCCGACTTCGAAGTCGTGGGCACTCTTGATCGTGGCCTCACTGATCAGCGCATCCTTCGGAACCTTGTTCATCGCCGTCGTGAGATCGGCGAGCAGCGGAAGGAGGGTCTTCGCGAGTTTGCCGCCGAAGAGTTCCGCGGCAATGCCAGCCTTCGTCATCGGATCTTCAATGCTGCCGACAGCTTTCGCCACGTCCTGGAACGCCTGCGACGGTCCCTCCTTCAGCAAATCGTTGACGGACAGACCCAGCTTCTCGACCGCCGACACGGCATTGGCGTCGCCATTGGCGAGCTTCGCCGAGAGCTGCTCGACGCCACGCGCCATGACGTCCATTTGGACGCCGAATTCGGCGCCGACATAGGCGAACTTCTGGAGGTCATCCGTGCTCACGCCGGTCGCGCGGGATAAATCCTCAAGGGCCGCCGTCCCTTCGAGGATGTTCTTCCCTAAGCTGATGGCGGCACCGATGGACGCGAATGCCGCCAACTGTGCCGCGAGCTGCCCGAGCGTGCTGCCGAAGAGTTCAGACTCAGCATCGGCCTGCTTCGTGGCATCGGCCAATTGCAGCATCGCTGGCGGTGCTTGTTGACCGAGGGCCGCATACTTCGCAATGGCTTCGTCCAGGATGCTATTGACGCGCGCCTGCTCTGCGGCCGTCAGGTTGGAGGCGCCCCCAATGTCCTCAATCGCCTTCGTGACTTGAGTCGCCTGTTGGATGATTCTGACGCCAGAAAAGGAGTCGCCGATGCGGTTAATGCTGGCCTGCACCTTGTCTCCGCTGGACTGAAAGTCCTTCAGAGACACGCTGGCATTCTCCACAGCCGATTGAAACTTGGAGAAGTCCGCTTCGAAGATGCCGGTGATCGCCATTAGTCGATGCCGTTCCGTGCGTCCTGAATGTCTTGATCCTCTTGTGTGAGTTCCTCGATCAAGACCTCGTGCACGTCAGGGTCTAGCTCTGCGACCCACTCGTATCGCCAGTGGCACCGACGAGCGATAGCGAGGTCACTCGCAACGCGCTCACGCCATCCTGGCGTTTTTTTTCCTCAGTCCGCGCTTCGGCCTCCTGGCCGACGTGCTCGTTGATCGCCGCCCTGATCTCCTCGAAGTCGTCATATTCCATGTCATCGAGGATCTCGACGAGTGCGTCTTCGTTGAGGCCGGCAATACGGATCTTGTTCCCGTCGAAGTCGACGAGCGACCAGTCGACGAGATAGGCCGAGACCATGCTGACGCCGACCCTCAGGGAATCGGTTTGCCGTGAGCCATCCTGGACGCGGGTCGACATGCTCGCATACACACGCCGCGTCTGTCCCGTATTGAGTCGCTTGCGGACGGTGATCGTGTCACCGTCAGAGATGTGCAGAACCTTCGTCTCAGGTCTGACGAAGCGCGATCGAGTGCCCATGCTTTCGTGCTCCCTTCATAGCTCGTGTCCGGTCTTACACGCCCTGTGATTGGATCGTTCCCGTGAGTTGTGTACCAGAAATAGTCATCTCGACCACGGTCCAGCGCCAGCCATTCGGCGTGACGACAGTCAGCGGGCGTTGCGCGATCCTGAACGGGTTGCTCTTCGTGACCTCTGCGGAAAACTGCCACGCGCCTGGCTCGCCGTTGACAGACCAATGCCCCAGAGACGCAGCAACAGCAGAACCCCAGTGGAGTTCTGCTGCTGCCCCTGTAATAGAAACGCGGTCACGCATTTATATCAGTAGTGTCCCCATGAGCCGCGCGCCAGGAAGGTTGCCGTGACGAGCACAGCACCCTTGACATCGACGTCAGCGGTCGTGTTCAGCCACGCAGGCCCGTAATCGTAGTGCTGCGGCGAGTTGAGCCGATCGGGGTACAGATACATGTTCGTGCCGTCCGCCGCCGAGCCCGCAACATAGAGCGGATCGACCGCTGAATCCCAGAACCCCGTGAGCGTGCCCTTCAGGTCCGGCAGATCCTGAAGATAGACTTTGTTGGAGTCGCCAAACGACGTGACTTCAATCGTTCCTGTCGAACGATCGATGGTCCACTTCGTCAGGTTGAGGACGGGAGACGGGGTCGTCGAGCCTGACGGCGAGACGTAGACCGCTCCGTTTTTTCCTGCTGCTCTAGCCATGATGTGTGCATACTTCCCGCTTCTGACGGTGCATCAGAAGGCTTTGGAGGTCTCCAATTACCGGGATCGACCGTTCGACCCAGGACATCTCGGCTACGCGAGCCGGCAATTCGGCAGAGACTCGTCGGCGTCCGTCCGGATCCGCGAGCCATGTCCGAATCAAGGACGAGGCTTGTGTCGGGTGCGTAAACGTCGGCACCAGATCGCCAAAGACCTCGCCTACTTCCGCACGATACGACGACAGATGAAACGATCCACAGGCCGCGAGTTCATACGCACGCGGATTCAGGGACTCGGCGTGGGCAATGTGCGGCGCATCATCACCCCATCCTTGAGACGTCCGGTAGAGATTGAGGCCGATCTTGGCGCGTCGGTAGAGGGCCGCCGTCACGGCATTATCGACCGTGCCACCACGGATAAACGGCCGCAGGCGCGGCGGCACCTTCTTCGGGAACCATTGGCCGTAAATCCCCAGGTCGATACCGGTCCAATCGATGGCGTTGAACCATTCGACCCGTTCACGGAACGCCGATCCGACGAAGACCACGTCGTGCGACGGCACCACATCATCGCCTGGCTGCGGTCCAGGCTTATGGGTCTCTGGATGCCACGCATGCGCCAGATAGGCGGCTCGAGGGTTGACGGCACGGAAGGCCGGCACCGAGGACCGCTCGTTCGTCCAGCAGCCGTCGATCATCTTTGCGACCCGCAGTTCTTTATCTGCGGTGCTGTCATAGGGCGACTCGGTAAAAAGCGCCGTTACCGGAATATGCGCACGCATTAAATTGATGATCGCGTTCGGATGCAGAAACAATGCCGACACGATGACCACGACGTCGACCTGGTGCCACAACGCGACCCAGACGACATCCTTGCTCGCATCCAGAAAAAAGTCAGCGGGACTCGGCTTCTCGATGTCTGGGCTGTGTCGTTTGGCAGCGGTCCAGTCCGACATCAGCCGCTTGGCGGCTCGCCGATGTCGGCCATCGAGGCGGTAATCCACAATCTCGACGCCATGCGCCATCAGGCCAAAGCGGAACCCGCTCCAGACGTCCGAGACGCTCCAGGATGCGCCTGGATGGCACAGCAAGACCTTCACAGGCTCGCCCTCAGGTTGTAGACGCCCCCGCGGTGTTGCCAGCGAATGGATGGATCGACCGGATCGATGTCCGTATAGCGCACGCGCTCGGTGCGTGCGAGCGCCATCAGGCTGTAGCCGGTGATGGCGAACGTGGCCCCGTCCAGCACCGCATCGATGCGCGCGGCTGCAGCTTTCGCGTTCAGGCCATTGAGCCCTTGCTCGACATACTTCACGCGATACGTGACATCCTCATAGGATCGTGCGTTAAAGACTGGCTGATCGAGCGCCGTCACGAGGTCAATTACTACGAACCGCGTGGCGTTCGGCGTGGCTTGGCTGAAGAACACGCCGTCCTTCGCCAACGCCATCAGCGCCGCATCGCCTAGGAGGGCTGCGGACACGGCGGCGTCGATGTCGCTGCTGTCACTCATTGCCGGACACTCTCAGGCCGTGTTCCACGAGCAGCGCCTTCAGTCGCTCATACATACGGGCGCGATTCCGCACGACCGCTGGCACGAAGACATTCCCCGCCGGCATCCGCCCACGGTTCCACCCGAGTTCCGTATGCCGCACCATGGAGCCATGCTCGAAGATCGAGGCGAGCTTCGAGGTGTTCTTCGCGATCGCCTTCGCCCCGAATGGCCCTGTCGCGGCGACGTCGACCCGCAGGCTTTTATTGAGTTCATCTGTCATGCCCGTCGGATAGTGCATTTCGCCGATCGCGGTCTTGGCCGCGTCGAGGACGATCGCGTTGGCATCGTTGGCGAGCGCCTGCGGAAGGTTCCTGAGCGCGTCCTGCAGCGCCGCGAGCCCTGCGAAGGTCATGACGTGATCTCCGTCACAAGCAGGATCGTCTCGACGCCGGCGCCTTCCGTGTCGACGATGTCCACGACGTTGGCCGTATGCACCGAGCCGCCGCGGTCCGTCCAGGTGACTTGCGATTGCATCCCGATGCCGTTATGAAACCGGCCGTTGAGAATGTAAGAGGCGTGCGCCACGACCGTCTGCCCGAACAGCTTCTCTGACATCGCGACCGACGCGCGCTGGATCCCGAACCGCCAGGTCGACGGCGAGAGCGGCACGCGCGTCTGGGTAAAGCCGCCGTCCCCGTCAGGCACCGCTGGCCCCGGATCGGTCAGCGTGCCCACCTGACGCAAATCGCCGAGAATGAGCGTGACGTTGCTCATACCCATGGCCCCCACGGGCCGACCGCATAGCTATGCCAGCCGCCATGCACACGCAGGATCTGCGTCGACTGGGCGGTAAATTTGAAGGCGTCCATCAGCGTCTCAATGCCGTACGGCAGTTCGAGCACCTGTCCACGACGGGCTTCATGGACGGCACTCCGGAACTGGTCAAAGTGCGCGACGAGGAAGCACAGAATGTTCCTGATCAGCGGCGGCACGCCGTCGGCGTCACTGGCATACCCGCAGGTATAGGTAATCCGCACGGAGCCCGTCTGACACCGCGCCTGCGGCCAGGTCATGCCGTAGATCGGTTCAACCGTTCCGCAGGCGGCGTAATCGCCGACGGGCGCCGTATAGGTGAAGTAGTTGGTCAGCGGCGAGCCACCATCATTGAACGATCGCAACACGCCGTTCGCGTCGAGATATTGGACGTTCGTCACGGACTGGAGCGGCGGGTGCGGCAACTCGATGCGGGCGCAGCTCGCCGAGACCCCATAGAAGGGGAATTGATCGAGGAGGGCGATCCGCGTTTGCGTCAGCGGCGAGCGGCCCGTCTGCTCGAAGAAGTAGGATGTCGCGGCCTCGATCCAGATCGCGATCAAGTTGTCATCCGCATCCGTCAGGGAGCGGATATGATTCTTCGCATAGTCGAGATCGAGCGCCCCCTCGAGCGCGCTGACGAGCGTGTCCGTGATGTCGAGGGCGTGATGGTGACTCATACGTGTGGCTGCCCCAGATGCGCGATGACGTCAGGATGCCAAGCAATCTCGTCGCCCTTCCAGCCCATGGACTCGAGGAAGCGCAGATCGCCGCAGTCCTGCTGCTCCCCAAACCGACCGAGCTTCTCGGGATCGTTCGGATGGAAGATCATGGGCGTGCCGACGTTGCCGTGCCTGATAACGGGATCGCGCCAGAGGATGTTGCCGTTCGGCAGCCGCATCCGGAAGATCGTGACGCCCCGCGGATTCGAGATGGCTGCACCGGCGAGCCGCGCCCGCGTGCCAGGCGTATAGGTATCGTCGTCGTCCATATGCGAGATGTAGCGGCCACGGGCGAGCGGCAATGCGAAGTTACGTTCGGTGCTGCCCCAATCGCGTCCCGGTTCGTGCGCGAACAAGCGGACGTGCCCGCGTTCTCCCGTCTGGACATTCCCCACGACAAGGATCTCGTCGCCAGGCCAGCACTCGATGGACTCGAGCGTCGTCTGCAGGTGCGGCCGCCCGACCGTCGCCACGATGTAGGAGATCACGCGGCCCTCAGGAGACTCGCGACCGCCTCGGCTACCGCCGGCCAGTGAACGCGATCCCAGTAGTTCGGCTCACGCCGGTAAATGTCATTCTGATTGGCTTCGTTGAACGTCTGGTCTGGGGCGAAGCCGACCCAGTCGTGCGCGATCTCGACGTGATGCAGGATCTGTGTGCGGCCGAAGGCAGCCATCACGTCCCGCAGGAAGACATCGCCCCACGCGATCCGCGGATGCCAGAAGAATCCCATCCGATCAGCGGCGACCTTCGCGACGACGGCAAACGGATAATGCGTCTCGTTGTGCGTCTTCGTGCCGAGACAGAAAAGGCCATCCGGAAAATCATTCGCCGCCGCAAGGATGAGGTCATCCCACCCCTGCGTTTTGAAGATCATGTCGTCATTGCCGCACATCAGCAGATCGCCGGTCGATGCCTCATAGAGTTCGTTGAAGAAGGTCGCCATGCTGGCGTAGCCGCCCAGCCGCTTGCCGACCACGACCTGATAGCCGCGCGTCTCGAGTAAGGGCGGCGATAACTCATCGTCGTCGTCGATCCGGAACACGAGTTCCGATGCGCCGTAGCTCGTCGCCTCGTAGGATTCCAGCATCGTCGCGAGGCGCACCGGCCTGCGGCGTGTCGGCACGAGGACAGAGATCTTTTCGAACATCAGTGGCCTGCGTACGTGAGACCGCTCGCGGCAGTCAACACGCCAGCCCTCGCCGCTTCTTCCTGCTGCTTCCGGATCCGGACGTCTTCGTCCCATTCGGCTTTCGCCCAGCCTTCGGACACGAGGAAGTCGAACATGTCACGCTTGATCTTAAACATCTCCTCGACCGTGGCGCCGTGGGGACGCACCAGGATTTCATCTCTGGCCGAGAAGCCGACGATCCATTGGTTGTCGTAGTTGTAGTCGATGATGTCCAGCCCGCTTTCCTGCGGATGCGTCCACCAGCGCGACCCAGGATAGGGAATCCCGACCGCAAGGTTGCAGGAGTCCAGATACGGCTTGACGCTCTTGAGCCATGCCATCGTTTCGCGCGCGGTCTCGACGGTCTCGCCGGCCAGGCCCGCGACGAGGAAGGCAATCGTGTAGAACCCGTGCCGCTTCGCGTTGATAATCGCGCTCGTGTTCTGATCGACCTTCGTGCCCTTCTGATTGGCGTCGAGCACGCGCTGGCTGCCGGACTCGATGCCGAAGCAGGTCACCTTACAGTTCATCAGCTTCAGGCTCTCGGCGACGTGGTCGTCGAGCGTATTGACACGCGTGTGGATGCGAGCTGCGAAGCTGCCAGGTCCGAATTCCGCATGAATCGCCTCGGCGAGTTCGCGCAGCTTCGTCCGATGCAGCGTATAGGTGTCATCCTGGAACTTGAACATGCGCACGCCGCGGTCCATCACCAGCTTCATCTCGGCAATGATGTTGCGCGGCGAGCGATAGCGCGGCTTCTGGCCGATCCACGGTGTCGAACAATACGTGCAGCGATAGGGACAGCCACGCGTGCCGATCATCGACATCACAGCGCCCGTCGCGTCTGGGTAGTTCTCGTTTGGGAAATACCGCTTCTTCATGACGGCCACGCCGTCGTTGTGGATGTGATCCTCTGGCAGGAGATCCCAGGCCGGAAATGGGATCGCATCCAGATCCATGGCGTCAGCTTTGTCGCCGTAGTAGTACGGCTGGAGCTGCCCCGCATCCCAGTCCGAGAGCAATTGCAGGGTCGCAGCTTCGCCTTCCATCACGACGACGCTGTCGAAGAGCTGACGACCGTCCGCCGCTCGGTAATCGCGGCGCTCCCGCAGCGGTCCCTTTACATGATAGGAGTCCTGGCGTCCGGCTTCTTTCGTCTCGCGCGGCTCATAGGACGGATGCGGTCCGCCCGCCACGAGCAACGCCTCTGGCGCGCGATCCTTGATATAGGCGGCGAGTTCGAGCGCTTCGCCAAACTGCGGCGTACAGAACCCGAACATGTGGACGTCGGCGTCCATGACCGCGTCTGGCAGGTGAATGTTGCCCTCGTAGCGCTTATCCAGCATCGAGGTCACGACGACGTCATGCCCGTGCGCGCGCAGGAGGCCAGCGATGTAGAGGACGCCCAGCGGCACATTCGTCTTCGAGTCGGCCAGCCAGGGCGACGACGGGAGCACGAGATGGATCTTGCGGCGTGCAATCTCACGCAGCGGCAGCCCAGATGTCGACACGGAGCTGCACAGGCTCGTGTCGCTCATCTGGTAGCCAGACGCGGCCATCGTGAGTGGTGTGCCCATCAGTACGGCCTCGTCCCGTCGTAGCGCTCCCATAGTTCGCGCGCCGTCATGCCGATGTTTACTAAGTCTGCATGTGCCTTGGCTAGGTCGCGCTCGCCCCCGTGCGTCGGATGAAAGAACAATGTCTCGTTGATGCGCACGCATTCGGTCCCTGCGGCGTGCAACTTGTACTGGAAGTGCGTTTGCGCGTGGCCCCAGGCTGAGAGCCGTTCGTTGAGTCCGCCGACGCGATCGAAGACGTCTCGGCGCGCCATCCACACGCCCGCATCGATGCACGTATAGCTGAATTCGACGCCAGGCGCAGTCCTGAGGTCGAGGGTGCCGCAGTCCTCGACGCAGGCGTGCAGATGCTTCCCGTTGCTGGTCACGAAGCCGTTCCAGTCGTCGCCTTGGGCGTCCGCGATCGCCCAGAACTTCGCGACGGCATGCTGATCGAGAATGTAATCTGCACGCGTACAGAAGACCCATGGCGTCTCGGCGTCCCGCACAGCCATATTTGTGGACCAGGCGTGTGTCCGCGTCAGGTCGCCATGCTTGAAGGACCGCACGATGACCGGGATCGTGAAGCCGCTCATCACGATCGCCTCGATCTCCTCGCGCCGGTCGTCCGTGTTGTTGTCGACCACGACGAGACGCGCGACGCGCGACAGATCCTGGCAACGAACCGAGTCCAGCGCGGCCCGCAAATTCGCGAGCGTCAGGCTTCGGAAATAGGTCAGACAGATCGTGATCATGCGAGCGCCGCCATGAGTCGCGGGTAGACGGCCAGCCGGAACACGAAGGACAGTTCGTCGACGTGGCGCCACGTCACGCCGCGTTCATAGACCAGGGTGCGGATCATTTCCCAGTCCCAGGACATGGTCCCGCTGAATGGCAGCACATCCTGGAACTGATCGCGCAGCACGGCGCGACGCCAGAGCGGCTGCCCGAGATCGATGCCAGCGCCAAGCGGCGGCGACAGCCTGAGTTCGCGCGTCGCGTTATAGAGGCACGAGCTATAGGCCATACCCAAGCCGGGATCTTCTTCCATCGCCCAGACGAGCGGCTCGAGATGCCGCGGCAGATAGGCGTTATCGTCACTCAGGAAGCAGACGTACTTCCCATCGGCCGCATGCAATCCTGTGGAGGCGGGCGTGTTGCCCCAATCGTTCGCGCGCCGAGGCATATTGATGAAGCGCACGGCGTGTGCCTCGCAGATCGTCGCGATCGCGGCACGCGTCTCCGATGGCGGATCATCAGCGACGACAATGTGCTCGACAGGCTCCCAGGTCAGCTTCTTCACCGATGCGAGACAGCGCGCCAGGCAGTCGACGCGATCGTAGACCGTCGTCACGATGCTGACCTTCGGCGCCAGGGTCATGCCGGCACCGCCGCCGCCTGGACGGTCTCGACGACCGTCCGGAGCCTGTCCGCATAGGTGTCGTGCGAGAGCGTCTCAGCGCACCGAATCCGAATCATGTTTGCCGCGATACGATCCATGAGCAGTCCCTGGATGACGTCCACGCATTCCGTCGGCGTCCTGAATGTGGGCAAGTACGGCAGATACCTCGCGACCTCGTCCCGGTATTCGCTGACCACGAGCGCGCCGCAGGCGAGCGCCTCATAGATCCGAGGGTTCATGGAGGTCGCTGCGATGCGTTGGCTGTTGAAATGATGCTGCTCTCGGAAGACGTTAACGACGATCATCGTCTCGCTGTACAGCCTCGCCGTCATTGCGGGCGCAATATTGATCGCGAGGCAGCGCTGCGTAATGGCCTCGTCGTCCCACTCGCCTCCCACGACATAGCTGAGGAGGTTCGCCCGCGCAAGCGCGCCAAGGACGCGGGCTCGCTGTGGATTCGGGCCGCCGATGAATCCGACGCGGTGCCCCTTGTGGCCGTTCCCAGGGTGATGCACCCCTGGGTCATAGCACACAGGCAAATATAACGATCGCGGGTGACGGCTCAGCGTTGCCGGGTCATTCACGAAGACATGATCGAACCGGTTCGAGAACCCAGCGGTGTCGTCGACCTCATACGGTTCGTCGAGCAGCCAGATCGCCGACCGCTGCCACACGGACCGCTTCGCGAACCCAAAGTTCGGGAACCGCTGGCAGAACCGCCGGCCATGCACGACGAATAGGAGATCAGGATGGAAGGCCACGACCTGCTGCTCGAGATCCGGTGCATCCCAGCCGGCATGGGTGTATTCAATTCCGAGGACTGACGCCGCGCGCTCGAGGCCGCGCGTAAAGACATTCCCGCAGGAGAGGAACTGATAATCGACGCCGAAGATGCGCATCACGCCGCCTCCGTCGTGAGGGCGGCCAGCGCGTCGGCTAGGGGCCTGATTGGGAATGCCTCGAGCGCCGTGCGGCGTGAGCAGTTCACCACGGACACCTTGAGTTCGGCCAGCGGTTCGAGGATGGTATCGAACGCGCGGCGCATGCCATCAAACGGCTGTAGCTGACCATCCGGATGATCGCCGAACCAGTGCGTCCTGCCGCCATCGGCGCACATGTCAAAGCCGAGCAGGAGGATCATGCGTGCGCCCCACTGGACGGCGAGGTTCAGCGCCTGATAGCCGCTATTGGATCCAGCCCGCAGCCCTCCAGGCTCCAACTCAAGGCCACACGGCCCCGTGTTCCGCATGACCGTCACGCCAGCCTGCGTGATCGGCTCGCATGCCGAACCCATCCCATATTTCGGACCGGCGAAACCGGGCACGCCTCCGTGCCATGTCCACCATTTCTGATCGCAGGCGTAGAGTGCATCGGCCCACGGCGCCAGCCTATAGGCGTCATTGATCGCGATGACTGCGCACCGGCCGCGGTCGCGATGCTGCTTCACGAGGTCGACATCGAGCCGTGTCAAGCTCGGGCCACCGCCGAGGAGGACATAGGTCGTCATCACGAGAAGTGCCGTCCATCGTTGCCGCGATCGCCTTTCGGTCCGGCCGGTCCAGGAACTCCCTGTTTCCCTTCGCGCCCGTCAGCGCCCTTCTTAACCGCCAGCCGCCAGGAGGTTGCGCCATGGCCTGGACGCTCGTCCGTCACGTCCTGGGCAATCCAGAACGACCCGGCATACGTCACAGCATCACCCTTGTCATACTGGCGTCCGGCCTCGTAGACCCCACGATCAAGAGGGAAGTCAAGATGTCGTGCGCTGCCGGCAATGACGGACTGATCGCCTCGCAGGAATCGCCAATCGCGATCGGTCGTCCATTCCATCTGGATGCCTTCAAGCGTGCCATCGACGCCGTCACGACCATCCTTCCCAGCGACGCCTTCCGGACCGCGTTCGCCTGGGACGCCATCACGTCCGGGGACGCCGGGAACGCCTGGCTGCCCGTCACGGCCGTGGCGGCCATTGATGCCATCGACGCCATCCTTGCCGGACGGCCCCTCTGCCCCGCGCTCGCCTGGCAACCCGCGCTCGCCTGGAATGCCCTGTAAGCCGTCTGAGCCACGTTCCCCGCGCTCGCCCTGCGGTCCAGCCTCGCCTCGTTCGCCTGTGAGTCCTCGTTCGCCTATGGCGCCGTCCTGACCCGGTAGCCCGCGTTCGCCTGGCGGTCCCGTCTCGCCGCGCTCACCTGTGAGTCCTCGTTCGCCGTCCGCGCC